GGTCGGCCACTGAATGCTTCTGTTCTCCGGACCAACGATACGTTGCTCGCGGATGAGTGGCGTATCTTCGATCAGTCGATCGTCCAGGCCGCAACGATCCAGCTTCGTGGGGTCGCCGATCTCATCTCCGCCGGTCTCGTGAGGCCGGTTGCGAATTCACTCGGCAAGACGCTCCTCTCGTACGAGAAGATGGGATTCATGGATCCGGCGACGGTCTCCATGGATGGCGTCACTCGAACCGAGATGGATCGGCTCGAGTTCGAACTCGCTTCGCTGCCTCTCCCGATCACTCACAAGGACTGGTATCTGAACCTTCGGACGCTCACAGCGTCGCGGACGCGTGGCGAACCGCTCGACACTGCTGGTTCGCGCATTGCCGGCACGGTCGTCGGTCAGATGGCTGAGCAGATGCTGTTCCAGGGTGGCAAGGTGTTCGTCGGTGTTCCGATCTACGGATACACCACCCATCCGAATCGCAACACGATGACGTTCGGCACGAACGGCAACTGGGTTCAGGCTGCGAAGACCGGAACTGACATCCTGAACGACGTGCTGGCGATGATCAGCGCATCGGTCACCGCTCGGCAGTATGGCCCGTGGGTTCTCTACGTTCCACGGAACTCGAACGTCGGTCTCGATGCCGACTTCAAAGCGAACTCGACGCTCACGATTCGCCAGCGCTTGCTTCAGATTGACGGACTGCAGAAGATTCAGGTCGTTGATCAGTTGCCGGCGAACAACATCGTTCTGGTCCAGATGTCTGAGGACACTGTGGTTTGGGTCCAGGGCGAACCGCTCCAGACCGTTCAGTGGGATATCCAGGGTGGGTTCCACATCAACTTCAAGGCGTTCCAGATCGGCGTCCCGCTCGTTCGTGCGGACATCAACGCGCGGTCGGGCATCGTCCACATGTCGTAGGGAGGAATCATGACCGAAGCCAAGAATTCGTCGCCGCCTGCCACTGTCGGCGACAAGAATCCCGATCCGGCGAAGGAGGCTGCTGCGAAGGAAGCATCGGAGAAGGCTGCTCGCGAGGCAGCCGAGAAGGACGCGAAGGCTGCTCGCGAAAGCCAGACGTCGTCGCGTGCCGGCATGGAAGATCGTGGTTCGTCGGGAATGGGCCACGTCGGTGAGCAGCCGCAGGAACCGAAGACGAAGGCGTTTCGTCTCAAGGACGGTTTCGGCAGTCACTTCGAAGCTGGTCGTGGACTCATCCTCCCCGGCGAGGTCGTCCATCTCAACGAGCATCAGGCTCGTGCCTTTCGCGACAAGTTCGAAGCTGTCGACGACAAGGACGAGTTCAAGCCTCGCTCTGCGAGTGAGCGTGCTCGAATCGAAGCCGCGAAGACTGTCGAACCGTCCGAAGAGTCGCTTCGGGCACAGGCCGACAAGGCTGCTGCGGAAGCCAAGGCAGCTGGCGTCGGTGCTGGTCTCCAGCGGATCGCAACGGAGGACTATTCTCACGGAACGATCACCGCGGATCCCGCTGGCACCGCTCAGCGGTTGTAGGAGGAACGGGAGTCAACGACGTGCGAGATCGTTGACTCCCTTAGCGTATGCCAACAATTGACGCAACTCCTGCTGGCGCTTCTGCAAACAGTTACATCACTCTGCAGGAGTTCAAGGACTACATTGCTACAAAGAGTCACGTCTCTGCAGCAGTTGCAGCAGCAAGTGATGCTGTTCTCACTGTTGCGGCAATCGAAGGAACTCGCGCGATCAACGCTTATTTCGTCTGGACTGGCATTCCTACAACCGATGCGCAAGCACTTCCGTGGCCAATGCAAGGTCAAGTCAATCGGAATGGTCGAGCAATTGGCACGATGATTCTTCCGGTTGAACTCAAGAACGCGACTGCTGAATTCAGTTTGCAGATGATTGACGAAGATCGAACTGAGGACGACGCGATTCGCAAGTTCGGTCTCACCGGATTGGGTGCGGGTCCGGTCAATCTCCGCTTCTCCGATAGTGGTGCGAAAGGCAGTTCAATCGATCTTCGCGACGCAGACAATCTTGAAACAGGTCCGGAATATCAGTGGAAATCAGCTGCTGTTCCGGATCTCGTTCGACAACTTCTTGTGCCATCGTGGTACAAGCGTCCAATGGTTCGTCGTCCATTCGTTCTGGAGGCAATGGGTGGGACTCGGGACGGCAATCCGTAAGCTCGTCGGAGTGGCGAACAGTCTGACGAGTGACATGCAACCAACGGTAATTCACGAATCGTACACTGGTGAAACAGGATCTGGCGACCATACTTTCGCTGCTCCTGTTCATCGGCCAGCGATTGTCAATTGGGAACGACGTCAAGTACGAACTGCCGAAGGCGAACTCACGGTGAGTCGAGCATCAGTGACGTTTCTGGATCCGACTGTGATCGTCAACGATCAGGATCGGATCACGTTGCCAGATGGAACGACTGGCCCGATTCTTGACATGTCAGGTCCGTATGTTGAATCAAGTGCGACTCTTCCTGTGCTGACACAGGTGTTTCTTGGCTAAGGTTGACTTCAAGATCGACGCCAGCAAAATGTTGAGAGGTTTGCGACGAGCAATGGTTGTCGCTCCGCAACAGTTTGCTGATGCTCTGGTAGAGGAAGGATTGATCGAAGTCGCGGAATGCCAAGCAGTGACTCCTGTCGATACAGGAAATCTTCGTGACGGAATTCACCTCGAAGGTCCGATGCAGGAAGGCAATCGGATCTATGTACTTGTTGCGACTGATCCTGCGCAAGATGACTATGCACTGATCGTTCACGAAGATCTTGATGCATTCCACGCAGTGGGTGGTCCGAAATACATCGAGAATCCTCTGCGTGAAAGTGCTCCGTATCTTGCAGATCGTGTTGCGCGACGATTGAACATGGCGAAGATGTTCGAAGGCTGAGATGTTTGCTGAGGACTTCATTCAGTTGGTGCAACAAAACAATCTCGGGACTTACGGCACAAATCTCTTTCAGGGTCCGAAAGCAGTCATTCCTGGTGGTGCTGGTCCTTTTACGTCGTTCGTCGAAACTGGTGGCTCTGCTCCCGAACTTATCCACAACAATTATAGTCAACCAGCATGGATCAAACCATCGATGCAAGTGATGGTCCGTGCTGAATCGTTTGATCTTGCGGTCGCCAGAGCATGGGCGATTTGGAGCGTGGTCTTCCCGATTCGAAACGCAATCGTTAATGGTCACAAGTGGCGCGATACACATATGCGTCAAACTCCGTTCCCGATGGGACTGGATGAGACTGGAAAGCGAGTGCGAATCGCGTTCAACTTCGATGCGACGATAGAGCCAGGAATCGAGTGGTTCGATACTGGTTGGGTTGATACAGGCAACAATTCGTGGATCTAACATGACCTTAGTTCCTGCTTTGTTCCATTCGACGAAGCCGGATCCTGCGACTGATCTGTCAAAGTTGCAGCCGTCAGAGTGGAACGCAATCGCAGACCTTCTGACTCGAGTGTTCGACAATCAATCAGCAGCGGATGGATATCTTCTTCAACGCGACTCGACCGTTGCTTCCGATGGTGTCAGTTGGACTGCTGGTCCGAAGTTGCCGATTCCAGCCACTGGCATTGGTCAGTTCCTTCAGGCGAAAATTGGTGACCACGGTGCTGTTGGTCACTTCAACTTCTGTATTGGCTATGTGGCCAATCCGGGAGATTCTAATCGTGGAAATCATGTTTTCACGATGGGTTACAACACGACGCCAGGTGGTGGTCGTGCTGACCAAACGCAGCCAGCATTTGAATATCGCATCGAGCCATATTACGCACCAGGTGGTGGGAATCCTGGTCCATTCATCGAAGCGCACTGGCAGTATTACGACGCGACTGGTGCTAGCTTCCGTCCGATTCAGATTCAGATCAATCGCACGAACGGCGGTTATCTGACCGATGCGACCGTCAACATTCAAGCAGTTGGTTTCAGTTATCTTGGTCCGAACGGAACGCAATACTTCAAGTGGTCGCAAGCCCAGATGCAGATCATCAACAGCGCGTTGATGACGATCGCAGCAAACAACTACTATTGGGCGAAGCAACTCAACGCAGCAGGAAGTGGCTACATCGAATTGCCTTACATCAATGCGTCTGACCAGTTGGTGCTTGGTGGTCAGAGTGTTACTGGTATCAAGGCATTGGCGAACGCAATTGCTTCCGCTGCTACGGGCAAACGATATCTCGTGATTGATACAGCAGGAATCATCACGAGCCAAGCATCTGCGCCAGTTGGAACGTAATGTTGAAGAAGGACACCGACTATTTCGCGAAGCTGATGATTGGTGAACTGACGTTGCAGATCGCCAAGATGTCAGCCGAACTCGAACGTCTCCAGGATTTGCTAAGAGCGAATGGTATCAATCCGATGCCACCAGTCAATTCGTCTAAGGGAGGAGATCAATGAGCAATGCCGTCACAGCAACTGGAATCGTCGTTCAGCGTTCGGCTGGTGCTGGAACGACGGCGTGGGTGACGATCGGTGAGATCACCGAAGTCGATCCTGGTGGGATGAGCCGGAACAAGATCGAAACGTCAACCCACAACGACGGATCGGAATCCCACGTGCTCGGTCTTCTTCGTCAGGCCGATCCGACGCTGAAGATCAACTACGTCGCGAGCGACGCGACTCACATCAACATCCTCGCTGACATCACCAACAACGTGAAGAACGCGTGGCGCATTCTCTTTCCCTCCGGGAAGACTCGAACCGGAGACGCATACGTCCAGATGTTCAAGTTCGATCCTGCTCCGGTCGATGCGAAGCAGGGTGCAAGTCTCGCTCTGACCTGGGCCAGCGTCGTTGTCGAGGCGTAAGTCTGAACAAAGGAGCGAGTCAACATGATACTGACCGGAAAACTTTCGCTCGTCATGAACCTGGTTCTGACCAATACGGTCGGCTTAGCCGACAGTTCTGGCAAGATCGATCGTCGGACGGACGTTGCGTTCGCCAACGGTTCTGGTCTGAATCAGGCCGATCGTCTCTACAGCAACCATTTCACGATCGCTGCCAGCGGAACGCAGGATCTTGATCTCGCTGGCTCGTTGACCGACATCTTCGGAGCGGTCATCACGATGGTTCGCGTGAAGGCGATCATCATCATTGCCGCTGCCGCCAACGTGAACAACGTCGTTGTCGGCAATGCGGCATCAAACCAGTTCGTCGGGCCATTCGGTGCGGCTGCTCACACAGTCGCGGTCAAGCCAGGAGGAATTCTGGCGATGATCGCACCAGACGCCACTGGGTGGCCAGTCACCGCCGGCACCGGCGACATCCTCCATCTTGCGAACAGTTCGTCGGGAAGTGGAGTCGACTTCGACATCGCGATCATCGGCGCCAGTTCCTAGGAGGAAACGATGGGCTTTCTCACTCGGCAAGACATCATCGGTGCGAGGGATCTGCCTTACCAGGACGAGATAGTTCCCGAGTGGCCAGACTCGAACGGCGAATCTGGGATGGTTCGCCTCCATCGTCTCCAGGCTGGCGACATTATCAAGCTTACGAACATCATGTCGAATCGACCGAAGAGCGATGGAATGTTCGTGATGTTTGTTTTCTGTGCTCACGATGACCAAGGCAATCGCTTGTTCCCGTTCACCAACGACGAGGAATTCGAGCAAGCGATTGCTGAGCTTCGGACCAAGAGCATGGAACCGCTCGATCGTCTGCAACGAGTCGCGATGCGACTCAACGGCATGTTGCCGGAGCAATTACAGCAACTAAAAAATCGCTTGGGCGAGGCAGCCTCCGCCGCGAGGCCTACGACCTCGCCCATTTCCTCGGTCGCGTAGATGTAGATCGGATGCTCGAGGAA